TAGACCTCCAGAACCATGCGCGATCTTCTGCGCTGATGGTAAGGCGGTTGATGTAGAACCAGAACTTCCAGTTTTTGCCGATCCGCCCATAGCAGCTATGATTACGTCATCGAGTTTTCGCCCGATTGCCGCAGCCGCAGCACGCGCATATGTGCTGGTTGGATCAATCAGCATACGGATCTTGTCCTGATCGTCTATAAGATCTGCGTACTCGTAATCAGATAATGTCACCATTCTTCTGGAATGTGGTGTATCCATTAAAGGGGTATCACTGTTTCTTGTGGTTTTCTCTTCGGCAGCGGCAGAACCCACTTGCTCGAAGAATGCCTTGTCACCATTGACAGTTTCAACATCCACCGCACTTCTCAAAAGACTTCCCATCTGTTGAGAGAGTAGCTGAACATTGGAACTATACTGATTAACAAAGGCTGTAGTAATTTGTGTACTCATCATACACTCCTTCATTATTTAAGTTAAGTTTTGATGGATTGTCCCTAGAAAGGGGTCACGGTTTTGAAAAAGTCGTAAGGCCTAAAAGGTTATCTTACTCTCCCATCAGTTCAAAAAGCTGCTGCGCCCTTTGAACGAAGGAATCATGTTGAGGGTGGGTCTTATCCCAGTATGGACTGTCCTTCGCTTGAAGTTCCGCAAGTTCGCGGTTTGCTTCAACGGGTGTCATAATCGCATCCTGGGCCTTACCCTCTACGTTGTCCTCTGCTATCCTTTCGGCTAGAGAGGCAAACATTCTTATTAATTGCGGATGGTCACCTACTTTTCGACCATCGGCAAGCTGAATATCCAGAACTTCGCTATCGGCAAAGTATTCTGCCCCACGGTTAGCCTTCTGCATATTCTGTTCAAATGCCTTGCCCCATTCCTTTCTTAATTCCATTTCGGAATCATGGCGCAAGTTTTCTGCATTTGTCGTATAAGTTTCGGAAGCCTCTGTGAGTTGACCGTTAAGCATTTCAGCCATAGCCGATGCCTGCTTTCCGTTCAATCCAGCCTTAAAGGCGGCCTCCCTAAATCTCTGACTGTCCTTTTCTTCAAAGGCCTTCGGCATTTCAATCTCATAGCCGTTGGCATCTGTCGGTCTTCCCAGCCTGGAATAGACCATATCCCAATCCTCTTCGGTAGCTGACTTGCCTGGTATCGGCACCTTGTCAGACCCAATGAGCCTTTGTGCGTGGACATAACTCTTTGCCAAACCACCAATATCCGAAAAGTTTTTCAGAGAAGGTTCTGCTCTTATGTCCTCTGGTAATGTATCAATAAAATTTACTGCTGGCGCAGCAGCCTCCTGAGATCCAGTTTCCTGGATTGCCTCTGCTTCACTCATCTTTTATTCCTTTAATTGTTGAATTTCTGCCGTTGTTTTCTCTTCCATCATTCTTAATATCGTCAGAACAACGGATCGCTGACCCTCGCGGAATGCGGTGTCATTCGTATCGCCAGGCACAAATGTTGAGGAAAGCATATGGTTTCTGAGTTTTAAATCGCGTAAAACGACCTTGCCTTCGTCAGTATTAAATAGCTGGCGGTATGTCTTCTTTAAATCATCCAGTTTCATTGTTGGTTAGCAGCTTGTTCAGCTTGTTGTAGAACTTTCATCATGGGGGCGGCCTGCTGCATATTCTGACCCTCAAGCATTTGTTCCTGTTGTTGTGCCTGGATTGCTGCCTGCTGTTGTTGTTCCTCTCTTAATGCCGCGACTTCTTCTTCTGATTTTATAATTTTCGCAGGCATTCCAGTAACTTCTGCAATGTACTTAATCAAACCATCGGTGTCGATATAGTCACCAACGGGAGCCATTTCGCCCATCTGCATCATTACTTCGAGGCCTCTCATTGTGCTTTGAAGATCCGTTAGCTTCTGCGCCTTTGCTAGTGGAGAAACATATTCAATATCTATATTCTGGCCCTGGAGCATTTCGGGAGCCTCTGGCAGTTCCTTGTTTACCAGCATCAATTCAAATGTCCTTGAGATAAGAGGTTGTAGAAGTTCTGCCTGGAGCCTTCCAAGAACTGGGCCTAGTAGCCGCATTCTTTCCTCGTTCTTCTGTAAAACCTCCGTAGCCGTCATTCTTGGGCCTTCCTGGGAAAGCAGCTGGTCTACATAGAAGGCTTCACGGATAGCATTCCGTCTTTGCTCTTCCATATTTAAACCCAATGGATTGTTTGCGCCAACCTGGAGAGGCTCTAATCTGTCTCTTGTTCCAGTACGATAGAAGTTTAATGCGCCAGGTGTTGTTCTTACTGGCAGAATAAACCCATCATCAGGCACCATAAGTGGTGGATCTATCTGTTTTTGTGCTGCCCGAATGGTAACCTCAGACATTTTATTGAGCATTTTGGTGTCAGGCAGAGCATTCATCGCAGGGGATCTTCCCCAAATACTGACACTATCCTTATTCATACGGGGTACGCAGAACGGCATAGAGTCGAAACCACTTTCGGAAAGAAGAACTTTCGTGTCTTCGTGGTAATATATAGAGGCAAACGGCTTGTCTTCTGCAAATCCACCTTTGGCATCTGCCCGTGGCTGCACGACATGAACCACCTCATGTTCGGCATAGGGTTCGTTATCGCCATCCTTCTTTACTCTGTCGGGGGCATTTTTATCGCCAAACCTCTGTAGGATCTGACGGGCCGTCATTTTAAATTTTCTGAAAACCGTATCGACCTTATCGTTCATGTTCTCACTAATGCAGATCTCTGCAATGTGACGCGCTGAAAACCTTAACGATCTTTCTTCCTGGGCATATTCAATAAAGATAGAAGCAGTCCCAAACACAACGAGGTCATAGTAAAGTTCATGGATCTCTTGCTGAAAATTAGAGCGTTGGAGAGCCTTATACATCTGGGAGGAGCAAGTCTCTAGCCACTCATTAGCTTCGTCATTACTTTGTAGTCCACTATCCCTATACTGTAAGCTGAACCACGGAGTGCTTGGGCTGGTCAACATACCGTGCAGACTAGAGGCTAGAAGTTCCACGGAATGAAGTGCGGTACTGTCATATATCAACTCAGTGCGTTTATCGCCCTGGGTTCTCCGCTTGGTAATATCGGCCTTACGGGGCAGCATATAATCTGCCAGTTCTTGCCAGTGTTTTTCCCAGTTGGATCGCTGAGACAGTAAACTCTTATATCTCTTGTCGAGTGCCGCGATTTGCGGCAATACTTTATCTGCCATTATACATTCCCATTAAGGATTTCTTTTTCTTGGATTTCTTCGGATCGCCACCCATCAATCGGCCTTTTCTTCGTTGCTCCATTCTCTCCAGTGGGTCTACATTCATGGCAAACCGCATTCCCTGGAGGGGTTGTGAGGATAATGCACCCATCATCCCAGCGACATTTTTCTTGGAGCCGTACATATTAATTCAGCATCGTATCGGCATCGGCACGTGATAACAGACCGCGCCTTTTGTATCGTGTCATTAAAGACCGTTTTGGTCTTAACGCATCGTCATCATAAACCTTATCGGCTACTATTGTTCCACCTTTTGGCTGCGTTTCGACAGTGCCTTCCGTGCCGCCCGTACCCGTTTCATTATTTGTTTGACCCGTTTTTGGGGGTTTAGGAGGTTTAGGGAGTGGGACTTCTTCTTCGGTGGTTTTTGCTGCATCGACAGTTTCTTTAACTAATGATTTTTTGGCTTGCTCATCTCTTCGCTTTCTATCCCGATCTGCCTCTTTTTCTCTTTGTTTTAAAATATCTGGATCTATCTCACTTGAGAATTCCAATGTTGTGCCGCCAAATAATGGGCTTGTTTCGGGAATGGTATATTCTTTTTTGCTTTTCTTTGGAGGTTCGCCAACCTTCAGGGTCTTCATTAGCGATTCAAAAAATGTCGGTTCAGCCATAATATCTCCTATGCAGCGAAAGGGTTGTAGTGATTATCAGCCATCTGTTGTGGCGGTCTGTCACCAATTCTATTTTCACGAATACCTACCGCCAGATACCGAAAGGCATCAGCTGCGTGTGATGACCAGTCATGTACGGGTGATGTTCTAAAACTTCTTGTCTTTTCGTTGTATGCCCGATGATACTGCCGTAGGGATTCCAATCCCGTGTGGCAGGCAGCCTTATCAAACCAGCAGCGCGGTATCAGCAGCTGCGCAGCATGAATACCATCTTCAAGGGGCAGCTTCGGAACAACCCGAAAATTTAATCCCAAATCCCAGGCAATCTCTCTTCTCGATTTACCAGAACCTAACTCCCTGACATCTATGTCGTGCGGTGCGTTATGTGTACCGTATAGGTATCCTTTTTGGTTGAGAACGGAACAGTAGTGGGGTAACCCTTCATTCCTATTCTCATAATAATCCATTACCTGGACGGCTCTCCCTACGGTCTGTGTAAACCAAATAGCGGTGCT